GTTTTCCACTTCAAACTGGAAACGCAGGAGAAGTTCTAGGGACTGACGGCACAAACCTATCATGGGTTGCTGGAGCAGGTATTAACTCACTGACCAACGTAGGAGCTGGTGTTGGACAGGTTGGTAAAAACATAGTTGGTCCAGTACTCAACCTAAAGACTCTGCAAGCAGGAGCAAACGTAACCATTGTTAACAACGCAGACGAGATTGTAATCAGCAGTACAGGCGGTGGTGGTGGCTCAGCTACTGAGTTCCAGATACTTGCAGCAGACCCAGGTGCACCAACAAACGGGGATGTTTGGTACAACTCTACGACGAACTTGTTTAAGTTCCAGCAGAACGGTGTAGCAACAATACTCGGTAGCGGAAGTGGCTCACCAGCTGTTCAAGAAGACGTTACTCCATTTGTTGGAACGGTTATAAACGTAGTAACGTCAATCGTTGCTTTGTTTACTCTGTACAAGAATGGTGTTCTACAGACTGTAGCAGGCGGTGACTACACAAGAGCAGGTCAGGTGGTAACTCTCGGAAGTGCTTCACTGATTACTGACAGGTTCACCATGATTATCGGTGTTTCTCTAGTAGGAGCAACAGGGACTGTAGCGTCATCTACTGTTACCAACGAAGGTAACACAATAAACAGCTCAACATCAACTATTATTAATCAAGCAGGAAGTACAACAACCTACGCAGATACTAGTATTATCACAAACAACAGTGACACTACTAATACAGCAAGCTCTACTACTGTCTTTGCAGACAATAGTGTAATCACCAACAACGGTGACACTACATACGGGGCTACTGCTACAAATGTATACGCAGCTAGTAGTACTACTACGTTTGCTGACGAGTCAGTAATATCCAATCAAGCAGACGAGACATACGGAGCAGGATACGAGGGAGTGTATCAGTCAGGTGCTAACACTCAATTCCAATCAGGTAGTACCACAGACTTCAACGCTGGAGCAGTAGTAGATTTCACAGGAGCTACAGTTACTGGGTTGGCAACTGGTGGTGGCACAGTAACTATGCCTTACAAAGGTTCAACCAATATTGGGTCACCTTGGTATGCTAGTTCACTAGCTAGTACTACCTGGGGAATAAGTACAACTTCTCTTGTAGTGAAGACATTCGGAGGTCCATTACAGTCACGTACACTATCAGCAGACGTGACCAACTTTGGCAGAGTAGAGGGTTCTGCTCTTATTGGGACATCACTATATTTGTTCTGTATTCGAACTAATCCAAGCGTTCCACAGATTGCTATATACGACACAGCGAATATCCCAGCAGGTCCAGTAATAGCTACCTTTGCAGGTGCTACAGTACCTGTGTACAGCGGACCTGGTACTAGTATGTCTACAGATGGAACAACATTCTATTTCACTTATAACGCTGGTAACTCTGCCAACTCATTTGCGGTAGCAAAGTACTCGTTAGCTGGTACTACATTTACATATGTATCAACGGTAACGTGTGGTGCTATCACTCTGAATGGTTTCAGTAATGGTCAAGTATATGTAGCACCTAGTGGTGACATATATTCATTCGGAGTAGGAAGTGATAACGGACAGATTACAAGGTTCAACAGTGTGGGTACTCAGGTGTATCAAGACTCTGCAGGTTTCGGGGTAAGTCCACGTTCACTAAACCTAGCAGGCGTTGCTTTGTATAACATAGGCACTGATAACCCAGACCTATTCCTACCAGCACCAATCTAAATAACCCTATATGAATAAAATAAACTCAAATCAAATAGACAATTCAGGTACAACTACAATACCAGCGAGTGGTGTTATCCTAAACGGAGGTGACACTACATTCCAGGCTACGTCTACGAATACGCATCAGTCAGGTAGTACAACTACATTAGATAACGAATCAATAGTATCAAACCAGTCAGACGAAACATTCGGAGCAGGATACGAAGGAGTGTATCAGTCAGGTAGTACAACAGACTTCCAAGCAGGGGCAACAGTAGACTTCACAGGAGCTACAGTTACTGGACTGCCTGCATCGGGGAGTACGTTACTTGTTAATCCTGTGATAGGTACAACAGCATTGCTTTTGTACACAGATGACGTGTCAAAAATGGCAGGGAATACTAATACGAATCTATTCTTACAAAACGGTGTAGGAGTTTCGCAGACTAGAGATACAACGACTGAGTATGCTGCTGCCTCTATAATCAGAGGTGTTGTAGTAATTGGTTCTTTTACGTATGCTCTCCTTACCAACAACGCTGGTTTTTACGTTATCTATCGTTACCCTAACGCCACATTAAACACAGCAGGTACACTGATGACATTAGTAGGTCAGAACTTCGGCATAAACTCATCAGTCTGGATGACCTCAAACGGCACAGACTTCTTCTTCACGCACAACGCAGGTAACTCAGCGAGTGCTAATGCATTAGGGCGATACTCATTAGCTGGTACAGTACTGACTTTTGTTTCGACGACAACGTATGGTGCACTAGCAGCAGGTTTTACCTTAGGTAACTTCTCTGTTTATTCTGGCAACGAGTGTGTGACAATAGATACAACCTTTGGATTCAGGTATTTCGACGGCTCTGGTGTGTTGATTTCTTCTGATGGTAATCCGAGTAGTAGACTAGCAACTTATCAAGAACAGCTTATCAATGTCGCTAACACAGTGTTCTGTCAGGTTCAGGGTGGGATATTTTCACCAGTACCTGTAATATAGTTAACAATATATGTTTCCTACCTACTATCTAACACAACAGGAATATGCACAGTACGTACAGTCAACGACTACGTTGCCTGTGTATTCAGTGCAACCTCAGTTGTTCATTAGATATGGGCGACTCAAGCAACCACTGATTGTTCCGTTAGATGACTTACTAACAGACACAGAAACAACCACAGCAGACGAACAAACTAGCCTAACAACAGTTAAGCTAGTCAATGCTGATGGTTTTTCTGTAGGTGATTTTATCTTGCTAGGAGCTTACGGAAATGAGACATCTGAGATTGTATCTATTACAGCACTAGTAGCTAACTCAGCTACTGTCGTTGCAAAGTTCTTACATCCAACAGGGACTCTCATTTCACGACTAGCTTTTAACCAGGTAGAAATATCAAACGCCCCTAATGTCGGTGTAACAAAGACAGTCATGGGTACAGTAAACCTAGAGGCTGATAACGATACGCTGTTCATACCTACACTTGAGGGTGGTCTGTACTACGCAAGGTACTATAACTCATTCTCACAGAACTTCTCAGATTACTCTGATGCTCTACCATATCTAGGATTTAATAAAAACATGTGTCGTGCAATCATAGACAACGCACTACTTGGGATTAACAAAGAAGTTAACGCGACACTTACAGACGAGTACGGCTATGTTGAGCTGAACAACTGTCTCGAAGAAGTACAAAGGGCTTCAAAGCGTTACTCGTTCTATCAGGTAAACCGTCATGCTATCAAAGCAGAACCAGGGAGGATGACATACAACGCTCCTAATAATATCGACAACAGTCAGATTCTGTACATGGAGTACTCTAACCCTAATCTAGGGTCTACGAACAACTACTACGGAGGCTGGACTGGAATGGGTAACGGTAACGACTGGAATAGAAACGGATGGGCTGGAGCTGGTAACGGAGCACTGCAGTATCTTGATAACAGGGATTTCGATTCAATGATGCCTAGCAGGACCAAGATAACAGAACCGCTATCAATCGGTGCAGGAGTAGTAAAGGTATTGAACTCTAACGACTTTCCTAGCCGAGTAGACTTCACACCGTCAGCACCGATTATCCTATCAATAGGTGGCACAGGAGCTACATCGTATACGTATCTACTAGAAGTTAACACGTCACGTGGTTGGAGTAGAATGGCAGGTAACCAGATAACGAACGGATTCGCTACGCTAACACCTTTTATCTACAACAACATATCTTGGAGTGAGATGCCTAATGCAACAGAGTACAGACTCTACAGGTCAGAGGGCGGTACATCACAAGGTCTTATATACCAAGGAGCATATGTCACTTCTTTTAACGATACTAATAATAAGGCTACGACAGCTATTGATACACAACAAGCTATTGGAACTGTATTCGTTGGAGGTGTTGGATTACCTTACATCGAAAACGAAAATAATATATTCACACTGCAGTACCCGTCTCCTGTGTCGGCAGAATACGGAGCAGACGTAACAGTAGAACGAGATGTTGGATACCCGTACTACTTTACATACTACTTAGAGGACAACACGTTGGCTGTCTACCCCGCACCAAACTCAGAACGAAACTTTTACTTAACTTACTACACGACAAACGAATACTTGGATAAGGACCAGGATACAATCCCTTTTCCAAATACTATGATTGTTGTGTACTATCTACAGTGGAAATTTCTTACGAGACAAAACAACGGGATTGAGACAGAGGATTCCATGGCGAAGAAATCTCAGTACGATAAGCAGTTATATTTACTAAGAACAAAGGACAACAACGGGGTGACAAAGTTAACACCACGTGTCCGTAATTGGAAAAACTAATATGGCAACAGGATTTGAAACAAAGGTAAATAACCAAGACAACCTATACGCCTCATTTTACAATAAGGACGGTTTTATAATGAAAGCTACTGTGTACAACACAGGAGTTATACCAATGGATGCTCCGTATGCAGGTGGTTGTCAGATAACTATAGACCAGACTGGTGCTACCTATATAAACTCTGGACCATCAGGAGGCACACCAATATTCTCACAGGTCAACACTGGTTCAGCAGGTGCAGTAGTAAGTGTATTTGGTCGTGCTGGAGCAATAACTGCTCAGCCTGGTGACTACACACCTGTGCTCATAGGACTGGGAAGTGTAAACGACACAAGTGATGCTGATAAGCCTGTCAGCACAGCAACACAAACAGCTCTCGATGCAAAAGCAGCTAACGCAACTGTTATCTCATCAGGAACTGGACTTACTGGTGGTGGAGACTTAACTGCCAACAGAACACTCTCACTAGACATAAACTCACTCACTCCTGAGGTTGTTATAGACGGTGTAAACGACTACATCCCATTTTACGATGCGAGTACTGGTACAGCAAAGAAAGTATCTGTAAACGACCTACCGTCTAGTGGTGGAAATGCACTCACGTCTAACCCACTTTCACAGTTCGCAGCAACAACTTCTGCACAGCTTGCAGGAGTAATCAGTGACGAAACAGGTTCTGGAGAGTTGGTATTTGCTACTGGTCCAACACTGGTAGCACCTGCTCTAGGGACTCCATCAAGTGGAGTAATGACTAACGTTATTGGTACAGCATCAGGACTTACTGCAGGAAACGTTACTACTAACGCAAACCTAACAGGAGTAGTTACTTCTACAGGCAACACTACAGCTATCGCAGATGCAGCACTTTCTATCGCAAAGACTACAGGACTACAGACAGAACTAGACGGGAAAATCACCAACCCGATGACTACAGGTGGAGACGTTATTTATGGTGGAGTTTCTGGAGTGCCTACAAGACTTGCAAACGGTACAGCAGGTCGGGTTCTTCAGAGTAATGGGACAACGTTAGCACCTACATGGGAGACACCAAGTCCAGCTGGAACAAACCTATTCACAGCGGACCAGACACAGACAGCCGCTAGAACGCACACACAAGGAGGGTTCACGCAGAACATCAACGGTGCAGGGCAGTGGGTATTCACAGGAACAGGTACTAACGATATACGCATCGACACAGACGGTAACCAGATTTCAGTTGGAGATGGAACATTTGCCGGATACCTAGAGCCAAGTAGAGTATTTGTTCAAAACGCCACAGACACAGCAGCTGTTGAGATGCAATCAATTGGCTCAACAGATGCAACAGTAGCATTCTACTGGGGAGCTGAGGCAGTAGATGGCTCGTGGAGAATGGTCAGAGTAGGAGCGAACTTAGAAACACAACTCAGAGTCGCTGGAGTGTGGACAGTCAAATCAACAGTAACCCCTTAACTATAATATGGCGATACAATCAGAAAAAATAACCCAGACAGGAGTAGATAATGCAATGGGAATACCGTCTATGACTACAGCACAGCGTGACGCTATTGCTAGCCCACTAGTTGGTAACACAGTTTACAACTCAACAACAAGTGCTCTCAACGTATACAACGGAACAGCATGGGTAGCGGTAGGAGGAGGTGGAGGTGCGACGCCTATCGAAGACGAGGGTTCGGTAGTAGTTGCTTCACCAACTGCTATCAACTTCGTAGGTGCTGGCGTTAATGCATCAGACTCAAGTGGAGTTGCAACTATCACTATACCTGGTGCAAGTAGCACCGCAGGAGTAGCTTTCAAGTCAACAAACACAAACACATCAATCTCAACTACTATTGAATGGAATAATGCAGGAACTGCTGGTGCTTATGCAGACGGACCTTTTGGGGTAACTGTTTCAGGTCAGCAGATTACCCTACCGCAAAGTAATCTAATTTGGAACGTAGAATGTATTATATACTCAGCAGCAGTTTTGGTTGGAACTTACGCACTGACTAATGCTTCGTCAGGTGTGTACACTAACAGTAATACATCACCTGCTGGTGGCTATGTAGCAGTTATAACTACTAGGTTAACGTCAGCCTTTACATCATTGGCTCTGAGAGCTACAAAATTAACAGGCGGTACAGATACAATAATTGGAGCTCATATAACCGTCAGAGCTTCTTAATATGGAAAAAATACCTGGACCAAATCTAGTGGACTTCAAGAAAGGAATCATCTCACCTAACAAGGTGAGTACCTTTCTTGTGCCCGACAACTCTGCTAGTAAAGCAGTTAATGTCGACTTTGATGTTCGTATGGGTTCTGTACTGCCCCGTAAGGGTGCGGTACAGTTAGTTGGCGGTCTGGGTGTTTCTCATGGTACTGGTACATTCATTAACTCGTCAGGAGTTATCAACATAGCTTTGATAGCCATCAACGATAAGATTAAAGTATGGAACGGTGTATCACTAGTAGATGCATCTATAACCATTAACGCTAACAACAGAGTACGTTACGCGAACTTAGGTGATAGTGTGTTCTTTGTAAACGGTATTGGAATGTTTGCATCGATTGATGGGATAGCGTGGAGTCAGTCCAACTGTATTACTACAGCTTTTCCAACACTGATAATGCGTAGTAAACAACACATGGTGTGTGCAGGTGATGCGACACTTCCAGATAGAATATTCTTCTCGTCTGTTATTAATCCAACAGCTTCTCCGTTTATTACATGGAACACAACTGTGTTTGCCTCATCGGCTGGAGGTTGGATAGATATTAACCCTGACGACGGTGACAACATAACAGCACTGCAGGAGACATCTGATACTATCTTAGTCTTCAAAAGAAACTCTGTGTACCGTGTAGATACTATTTCTAAGAGTATAGCTAGTACTAACATATACAACGCTGGGGCTGTGTCTCAGGAGGCTACAACACGATGTCGTGGTATGGTGTACTTCTATACAGGAAAAGAGATTATGCGTACTGACGGTGGCTACCCAGAGCAGATTTCTCGCATATCAGTACAGCCGTACTTAGATGCTATTGGAGACTCAAGTGTTGTAAACATGTGGAGCGACTACTCTACTGTCTATGTAAGTATTGGTGATGTAGTTGTATCGGGTCAGTTGCACAAGAATGTTGTTCTCAAGTTTAGCACTCTTGATGAGAGCTGGACTACTTATGAGTATCCACGTTTCTTGAAGGGTTTTGTGACATACAAAGACGAACTGGTTGGTGGTGCTAGTGTGGTACTTGATGGCTCACTTGTTAAAGTACAGTCAGGGTACACAGACTTCGGGGCAGATGTCCCGTTCAACTTTGAGACACAGAATGTACTACTTGGTAACCTACACCAGAAATCAATTACAGACAGGGTAGTAATTGTATCTAGGTACGCATCGTCAACGACTGTGTACTGCATACTCGATGCTTTTTCTCCGAGTACAAAACGAGTAGAACTACCAGTAAAGCTAACAGACTTTGTTACAGCTTGTAAGAACGTCAATGTAACGTTTAGGACGATTGCTTTCGGTTGGAACGGTATTTCTAACGATGGTTTCAAGGACACAGAGCCAGAGCTTTTAGCATTCTCAGTCGAAGAAGTAAGCGACCTAGGTCTAGTTCTATAGCTTATGGAGTACGATAACTTTGGAACACTCATAAGCGGTAAGCGTACTCCATCGTTTATTCCTAACAGGATAAACGCTATTTCTGGTAAGCAACTTATGAGTGGAACTGGTATATCGTCAGACTTAGAAATGGAAGGTAACGCTCTGTTTGCTTTCAGAAATACGTTCACAGAAACAGAAAACGTAGAGGGCTTTCGTTTGGGTATCGACCAGTTCGACAACCAAGGTAAGTTCTTTATCGGAGACAGCAACCACTTTTTTAAGTGGGACGGTAACAACGCTACTATCAACGGTATTCTGTTTTCAACAGAAGGAAACATAGCTGGCTGGACGATTACAAACACAGCACTGACAGGGAACAAGGTTAGACTATCGAGTGGTGGTGTCATAACATCAGGAGACTTCACTGGTCGTAGAACAGAGATAGACGGCATCAACGAAAACATTATTTTCTACAACGATTCAGGAGTAAAGGCTGCAGTAATAGACGTAGACACATCAGACCCAGCATTTCCGAACATCAGGATAGATGTTACAGCAAACAGCTCTGCAGGAGGTTCTGCATCTTTCGGAGTAGATGGTGCAGCAAATATCCAAGTCAACCAAGCACCAACTTCTGGTTTGATTACTGTAGACATAGCAGGTGGTATCGTGAATGTAACGGGTCGTGATGTAACAGTAATTGCTACAGACGGAGTTAACTCGTCACAGATAGTAATGCGACCAGACTCTATAATGATGACCTCTGCAGATGGTTCTGACGGGTCGCTGATACAAATGGAGCCGACCTCTATAACAATGTCGTGTTCTGTTGCAGGAAGCATAACCGCTAACGGAAATATTCTAGGCTAATCATTGATAATAATATATACTAACTATATGAACCCAAACACAGAAACAGGTCAATACGACGGGTCGGCTCTAACATGGGGGGGAATAGACCCTGCTTTATATAACAGACTATCTCCTGCACAAAGAGGCATGTTAGATTTGTACGCAGGGAAATCTCAGATAAACATTGCCAACGGTACTCGTGCACAAAACGTAACAGCACAGTTGCTACAGGTATTTTATCAGGATGCTTTGAACGACCCGACTATTGATACTTTTTATAAAGACCAACTTGCTCTAGGACAGCGTGAGTTGCAAATGAACCTAGAGTACGTGAACGCAAAGGATACGTTTGAGAAAGAGCAGTCTCAGAGAAGGTTTGAAGACCAGAAGAACGCAGATGCAAATGCAGCAGCGGCTAGTGGAACAGCTTATTCGTCATACCGAAACAGAACAGACGAGAATAGAAATCTTGAACAGTTTGGTGTGACTGACTTGCGAAACAGAACTAACCGACGAGATGCTTTCAATCTCGGTAATCAGTTTGAGCAAAACTTTGGCTCAGCAAACACTGGGAACATATCAATAGGTGGTCAGCAGTATTCTCAGTTCGGTGGGATGCTAGGTACAAACGAGAGAAACAGGGTAATGTCGACTAATGCTTTAGCAGGCGAAAACGCTAAAGCGTTCCTAACAACTGGTGGTCTACCTAATACGTCTAGCCTACCACTAGCTACAGTGTCTGCACCAGCTGCACCAGCTGCCGCTGCAGCGACTACTCCAACTGCCAAAGCTATATTGCGTGGCAACCCTGGGTTCTCGAAACAGCGAATGCTTGTAAGAAAAGGTAAACTAACTCTACAATAATATATGAACCCTACGCTACAAAATCCAGGAGAAGTACCATCAGGAGTAACTATCCCATTAGGGAAGTCACGCACTGTACCAGGCACACAGCAGGCATCGTCTGCTTCTGTTACTGGTATGCCGACTACTCAGCAGTCACCTAATGTTTCTCCAACCCAAGTACCACAAGGCAACACGACTCAGTACACAGGTGCTAGTACTCAACAAACTATGGCTGGCAACCCGTTAGACTTTCAAGATGCTATTTACCAGATGGATAGAAAAGCTCGTGGAGTACAGGATTTACAGGACCAGAAGAACGCACTACTAGGTGTGCTCTATCAGAGTAACGTGTCACCAGAAGTAATGGCAAAGCTCACACCAGAGCAGGCACTAGCTATCAAGTCAGGTCGCCGAGAAACAATAGACTCAGCAGTACGTAGTATTAACAACCAGATTGAAGGTCGGTACACGGAAGCTAATAGTGCGTTAGAGTATATCAACGGTCTAGCTGACAAAACAAAGGACTCAAGTAAAGAGCTACTGGGCTTGTTAAAAGACCCAGAAGGTCAGAAGTTCTTAAAAGACAACTTAACAGAGGAGGGTAGAAACATGCTCAGCAAGTTAGGAATAAGTGTAGACAAACCTAGTTCTGGAATGAATCTAGCACAGCGAAATAACAACCCTGGTAACATAAGAGACGTTGTTACTGGGCAGTTCAGAGTATTCAACTCAGTAGAGGAGGGTAAGAAGGCATGGCTAGACGACTTCACAGTTAAGGCTACTGGTCGTTCACGTACTGGTATCAAGCCAGAGTCTACCCTAGCAGAATATATTGCTGTGTACGCTCCGAAAGAAGATAACAACGATGTAGGTTCATACATAAAAAGTGTAGTCCAGAAGACAGGTTTCTCGGAGACAGCAACACTTGCAGACATCTTAGCAGCTGGTAGAGCAAACGAACTAGGCGAGGCTATGTTCACTCATGAAGGTTTCTATAACAAAACATCAGGTGGAACTGGAACTGGTGTATCTGAGTTAGAACAGAATTACGACGAGCTTATGAAAGACGAATCGACAGCAGGATTTGTGTACAGACTAATAGGTGGTGCTTCACAGTCATCTATCCCTCAAGGTATACGTGAAAAAATAGTAGGGCTTGCAGAAGTATACTACAACAGAAAGGTAGAATCCTCTGACTCAACACTACGTTCTCAGAAGTCATTCGGTTATCTACCATCACAAGATAAGACACGTGCACTGACTACTGACGATGTTATTGTTTCTCTACAGGACTACAAAAAGGTATATGACGAGGAAACCAAGAGTAGGATTTTCGGTTCTAAGATTACAGGAACAGGTGCAGCACGAATTAACTCGGCGTACAACGACTTGATATTTAAGTACGCTCAAGCAGTAGGTACTGGTGCGTTGCAGGCTGCGGATAAGGAAGTAATCGAAGACATCATTCCAAATGGTGCTGCGTTGTCTGGAGTACGTTTGTTCCGTGGAGGTAAAGAGGGTGTTCTGGCTACACTAGATGACCGAATAAAATCAAACACACAGAAGCTTAGTGCTTACGGGTTAATGCCGTCTACCTCTAAGGACAAAGCTACAGTTGAGAAGCCAGCCAGTACTACGTCGGGTACAGCATCAGGAATGGGCTGGAAAGTAGTAAACTAATATGGCTAAAATCCAATTCGATGACGGGACAACATTAGAGTTTGATGGAGTACCAACTGATGCACAAGCTCAGGAGGCTTACAGTCAGTTCAAGGGTTCTGAGAAACCTAAGGGTGATTTTTTTCAACGTGCTGCAGAGGCAACAAAGGATATGCCTGGTGCTGTAATAGGTGAAAAGATAGGTACAGCTATCGCAAAGATAGGTGCACCGAAAGGTGTTCGTGACACCATAGGGTCTGACTTTACTACTGGGCAACTTTTAGGAGATGTCGCACAGTCAGCTGCTTCTGTAATTCCTATCGGGAGGCTTTTTAAGGGTGCTTCAACACTTGCAAAGGCTGCGAACTACGGGGTGAATGTTCTTGCTGGATATGGAACAGATGTCGCAGCTAACGTAGTTGCTGGGGAAGAGAAGGTAGGTGCAGCTGGTTTCGGTACAGCGATAGCTGCAGGACTACCTGTAGCCGCACCAATACTACGGGGTGCAGCAGGACTCGCAAAAGGTGCGGCTCGTGTTGTTCGTAACGTTGTAGGTGCGACACCAGGTTTACTCACAGACTCTGCAGATGTGTTAGCAAACAAGCGTACTGATACACTTATCAATAGACTATTCAGAAGCTCTGCTGGCTCAGTAGATGCTGGGACTGCAGCCATTGCAAAACAAAAAGTTAAAAACGGAGCGGACATTCTTAGAGAGTTCCTAGACGAAGGTTTTGACCTACCTGTTGAGGGTAAGATAGGTCAAGTAGGTGAGTCTGTAGCGGACGGAATCGCAAGCGGAACTATCCCTAGCGTTCCTTACAAGCCTGGTACAAAGCTAACTGTTCAACAGCTTGGTTATACAATCAAGAATGCTGCGAACAAATTGGTTCAGGTTGCTCGGTCTTCTGTAGAGGCTGCGAGAGATAGAAAGATTAACGTGAATACTGATAAGGCGTTTGGTGTGTTATTTCAAGTACTAAACGCTAACAAATCCAGGACACAGGTCAACGCTGCAAATGAAATGATAGAAATCCTAGACTCATATAGAGGTGACCCAGTTAAAATATTTGATTGGGTTCAGGATGCTAATAAGAACTTCGGTTCCGATGCAGCACGAGCATCAGTAGCTAACGACGTAGCAGCAGAGCTACGCACAGCACTTGATGTAATCACAGACCGAAAGGCGTATGGTGACGGGTACAGTTCTATTATGGAATACAAAAGAGCTTTTGTAGCAGCGGCAAAAAAAGCTAACAAAAAGTTAGACTATATAGACCTTGCTTCTGATATTGCCATAGATGCATACTTAGCATCTCAGTTTGCAAACGTAGGACCAGGTATCGGTTTTGCAGCACGAAATACAGCAGGCAAGTTATTCGCTGGTCTGAGCAATCAAAAAGACTTTGACAGACTAGGTGAATTGATTGACCTGTCACGTACAAGTGGTCGTACAGCAGTAGCTCCACGAGGTGTAGTTAGACTTCCACCAGACAGGCAACTACCAGCAGGTAGAGCAGAAGCTACGCCTACAACAGGAGTAGGTGGACCTATCACTAAGCCAGTAGTAGACTTCGTTACTGACCCAGCTGGAACCACTATGATTGCACAGAAAGGTATTCAAACAGATGTTCGTGGTAATCTGATAAACCCTAAGACGGGTATACAAGACATCATAGAGAAAGGTGGAGCAGGTGCGTTAGCAGTTGGAGGTCTAGCGTTAGGTGCTAGTGAGGCAGATGCCTCTACCGCTAAAGCTAAACCTGTAGCTGTCAAAGACCCACCAGACCCTGTGTACAAACCGTTTGTTACAAAGAGGTTAACAGACAACCCAACCAACCTAGAGACTGGATACAGAGACATCGGAACAGTAGATAAAGACCATATACGAAATGCTATCAAGACATACGAATCGCTGTTTCCAAACGACAAAGTAGGTACAGATGGTACAAATGGCTTCTCTATCACAGAGGCAGAGATACAAGCATTGTACAACAAGGAGAGTAGTGCAGGAGTTGACGATTCAGACTCTGGAGACAAGACACGATACAAAGCAGGGTACACGTGGCTCTACGGAATAGAGGATGCAACTATAAACAGCATTCTCAAGTCTACAAAGAAAAGAGACAAAACTATTGCACCTTATCTTAAAAATATTAACACACCAGAGAAGGCAGCTATCGCAGCAGTACTCATATGGAGAATGAAGAAAGTAATCTCTACAGAGGCAGTAGATGATAAGGGTAAAAAGACTGGAGGGCTTGCTTATGGAGGGGCGAGAGACACAACTGCGACATACGATAACTACTCGGGTGGTAACAAACCAGAAGCAGTAAAAGAATACGCTAAGATGTTGAAAACCTACGAGTAAAAGATTATAATAAGTTGGCACCGACTGCTAAGCATTCAGTCGTTAAACAAGTATGTTGTTGGCTACTATTAACAACAAACAAATTCAACAACTATGGCTACAAATTTACTAACTCAAGACGATGTAAACCCAGCAGTATTTGCATCGCTACAGAATGAACTTGGTTACATCACAGACTGTGAGGTTAGGGGTACTTCTGTGATACCCACTGAACCTATATTCGCAAAGGGTTGTAGAATGTATCTCGAACAGACAGGTGTGTATTTTATAAATGCAAGTCCAGCTGGAGTAGCTCCTTCATGGGACGGCGTACCTGTAGGACCTATTGGTTCTGGTGTTTCATCGTTTAACACTAGGTCTGGTGCTGTAGTTCCTCAAGCAGGAGACTACGACAAGACACTTGTAGGTCTAGCAGACGTAGACGACACAAGCGATGCTGATAAGCCTATCAGCACAGCTACTCAGACAGCACTTAACCTAAAGCTAAACGACAACATGGCTACAGGTCGTTTGTTGGGTCGCTCTTCAGCAGGTGCAGGTGCGGTTCAAGAGATAACTATAGGGGACGGATTGGAGATGATAGCTGGTGAACTAAGCAGTACAGGTCTTAACTTGTTCAGTGGTGACTTGACTCAGATTGCGAGCAGAACCCACGACCAAGATGGTTTTAACCAAACCATTGATAATGCAGGTGTATGGACATTCAGTAGTGGAACTAACGATATTGTACTCGACACAGTAAGCCAACAAATTTCTTTTGGGGACGGGACTAATGCTGCAATCTACGAAGTAGGGCAGATGTCTTTTACTGATGGGGTAGATTCTGTTGGTCTTAACCAGCTTGATGTAGACGGTAAGTATCTCAACATAACTAAGGGTGGTCTAAACTTCGGAGACTATGTAGGTACAGGTTCTCCAGAGGGAGTAGTTGTTTCTGAGTTGGCATCTATTTATAGAAATCAGGCAAACGGTTCGTTGTGGTCGAAGACATCAGATGCTGGACTGAACACTGGTTGGACACTTGTTGGTTCTGTTCTGGATACACTTACAGTTAACAAATCAATAGAGTTAAATGCAGGTACTCAGTACGGTGTTCTAGCTCTGGGTGACTTTCCAACTGGAGGTTCAATCGGGACAGCACTAGCAACGGTAGATGTAACAACCTATATATCTATAGCTCAAGGTACATCAGCACAGACACTCATCCTACCAACACCAACTATCACAACTGATGCAAAGCCTATTATTATAGAGAATAAAGGAACGGAACAGTTCATTATGGCTGGTAATCCAATCAGCTCAGGCGATATTGTTACCTTCGTGTACAACACGACAGGTTGGGTTCTCATGAGAGCAGGACAGGTAGGTGGAGGTTGGGCAATAATATCAGTGCCAGCAACTCTAGTAGTAAACTCAAACTATATCTTATTAGGTGCAGGAACTTACACATTACCTGCAGGAGCATCGAGTGGAGATGTAATTGAGGTAATCCCATCAGCAGCAGGAGTTCTACTCAGTAACCCATCAGGTTCAATCTTTTCAAGCCCAGGAGCAATGGTAAACCCTATTGAGCTACCTCTCTACACAAAGTTTACTATCTTCTCGGTAGGGGGAGACAACTGGTCACTCATCAAGCAGTTTGATGCACGAATAGACTTCCCAGACCAAGTAGCATCAGGTGTGCTCGGAGATAACAACAACTTCCTCTCAAATGTGTGGACGGTAGACCAGACTACTGCAAGTGTAGATTTAACATCACCAGCTGTTCCACTGCCTGCTACTTATGTAGTACAAGTACAGAACACAGGGTCTGCGACTTTCACATTTGAAACGGCAGTCATCGCTCCAGGTAAAGTAGTGCAGATGTTATGGAACGGACTAACATGGACTGCTGTTGGAGCAGGAGAAGCAATACTGGACCCATGGTCAGCATCAACAAGCTACGTGGCAGGTAACACAGTAACCCAAGGCTCTCGTACAATCCGTCGTACAGCAATTGGGACATCAGGTGCATCGTTCGACAACACCGAGGCAGCAAGCTGGACCTTAGTTGAGAACAACGCTACAACAGCATTTGTTGGAAGTAACTATTACTACTCGACCGAGTTAGTAACAGCAGAGGCACGAACTTTAACTAGAGGAGTATCAGGAGTGTCAGCAGCGACAATCGACCTAGACCGCATAAACTGGAGTGTGGTAATCCCACTACCAACAGCTGACTGGGTAGCGAGTATTTTCTACTACGCAGGAGATGATGTCTTCCAGGGAGGCTTTCTGTACCAGCGAATTGCTAATGGAACATCAGGTCTCACCTTTGACGCAACAGAGGAGACGTTCTGGACCAAAGAGATTGGTGGTGGAAGTATTCCAGCATGGGTTTCAGGTGTAGCGTATGGAGTAGGAGATACTGTGGTAACAGAGTTTCGTATTTATCGTGCAGTAACAGCAGGGACATCATCAGCACTCTTCGCAACTGACCGTGCAAGATGGGTAGTGATAGCATCGCTACGAGCAGGAACAGACTGGACAGCCAGTACCTACTACTATGCAAATGATGTTGTTCGACAAGGAAGTGGACTCGCTCGCAGAATTACAAGTGGAGATTCGTTGGCAGTGTTCGACGCATCAGAAGGAAGTACTTGGACTCGCATATCTCAGGCATCACTGAACACAGCATGGGCAGCAACCATTTACTACTACGTAGGCGATGTAGTGGTTGATTCTAATATATTGTACACACGCAACACCGCTGGTGTCTCAGGTGCCTCATTCGATGTGACTGAACAAGGTCAGTGGCGGAACATCGGAGATGCTAACACAGCAGGTATAAAAACCATTTCAGGAATATACCAAGCACTGCAGTCCGACGGTAGTCTATTCATGGACTCATCGGCTGGAGTTGTTACCTTAGAACTACCACTCTCACTTCCAGAGGGCAAGTTTTTAACAGTTACATACATCCAGACAGCGAACAGTATCACGTTTGCAGGTACAGGAGGTGCCACTGTAATCTCACCAACTACATACCTACCAGTAGCCTCATTCGTAGCACCAGGTGCCATTGGACAAGTCGGGTCCACTCAATGGTACCGTATCGCGTCAGTATTCTATTTTAACGGCTAATAACTAATACATCTATGCCATTTCCAACACCAGGAGGAGGAGGTTCCTCATCATCTCTCACCATAACAATCACACAAACAGCTCACGGGTTCACAGTAGGTCAGTGGGTATACCTTTCCGCTGCAAGTACCTACGCATTAACTGATGCAGACCTGTCACAACCGTCAGACAGCATTGGGGTAGTATCAGCAGTAATCAATGCTAATAACTTTACTCTGCTAACGTCAGGATATGTTATAGGGCTAACAGGACTCACCGCAGCAGAACCTCATTTCCTCTCAGGAACTCCAGGAACAATCACTGCTACAGAACCAACTAACCCTGCACAGATACGCAAGCCTGTTCTTATAGCAGACACGACTACATCAGGTTGGGTAATCGACCGAAGTGGAACACCAGTAGTCGGACAGACAGCAGTAGTGAACAGCGGAGTGAACACTACTATCACAAATAATACATCCACGGGGTCCCTTACGTTTGTGGATGTACCAGGTGGGTCATTTGTTTTACCAGTGGCTGGAACTTATAAGGTAACGTATTCAGTACCGTGCCTTAACGCTGCAGCAAACGGAGTATTTATCCAACTAGCTGATAGTGCCAACGTATCTGTGCCTAATAGCATAGCTTTTCATTCATTGGGCAGTGCCAATAATTACATCAGTATCTCCCAGGCGGTCTTGATAACTGTTACAGCTGCAACCACATACAAGCTGCAATTCAGAGTGGGGGGTGGTACAGGTTTTATTGCAAACAGTACAGCTAACGGAAATGCGACGATTGTTTGGACCCAGCTAGGTGGCACACCAGTCCCAATGAGTTTGGCTGGAGAGTATGGCGAGAATGTTGGCATCACCGATGCTCAGTCGATAACATCAGCCGCTTTTGTGGATGTTACAAATGGTTCGTTCAACTTACCTACCGCTGGTGTCTGGGAAGTTACTTACCATATGTTCAGTCTCGCCTCAGCAACAGGACAAAACAAGTTCGTTATCACCGACACTGCGAATGCTCTAGTGCCTAACTCGCAGGGAGCTGCACTAGGGTCTAGTGGTCCAGTCAACACGATTGTTCAGGCTTCTAATACTGTGTACCTAACGACCAGTGGTTCCACTACTTACAAAATGAGATGGCTTGCGGTAGGCGGTTTAACCGCAGTTCTTTATAACAATTCAAACACTGTTAGTTTCGGTGGTAATTCAAAAGTCACCTGGAGAAAGGTAAGCGGATTCATTCCGACTACAGGTAGCACGGTTGACTATGTGAATGCGAGAATAACATCATCTACGACGATACTGGCGGCAGCTGCTAATACTGCAGCTGCGAATATTCCGTTTGCCACTTACTCAGGAAATATCCCCAACACTTCGGGAGTGTTTAGTCTTACGGCAGGGAAGACGTATGCAATATCCGGTAGGATTTATTTTGCTGGTTCCGTTGGAGCAGCTTCTAATGGTTATCTTGTCTATAAATGGGTGGACGCTGTAACCGGGTCAGCATTAGACGCTACTAGCGGGTCAGGAATCATAACATCCTCCAACGGAACTACGCCTTACGCCCAACAAAACCAAGCTAGTATTGTTTACACCCCTGTGGCAAATCAGACCATTGTTTTGAGATTGTTCACCTTTTCTTCGTACACATCTGTTAGCGTAAGCTCGGGTACCGGAGCCAATGCAGAAAGCTCGGCGACCATCGTTCAAATCGGTTCGACCGCGACGACACTAACAACTCGTGTAAATGTTATCAACCGTGGTAAGACAGTAGTCAACTCAATGCTAAATAACACTTGGGTAAAGCATACAAACTGGATTAACATAACCGACCCAACAAACTCAATGAATGTAGCAACTGGAGTGTTTACAGCTCCACGTACAGCAAACTATTCTTTTACAGGAGGTAACTATATACCGAACAACGCAAGCGGTCAGTATGCAGGTTTATCGGTCTACAAGAATGCGGTCACTCAGTTATATTCGGTGATATTCGTAGTAGCTGGTCCAACCAACTATCCCTCAACCTCAGGTGTCATAGAATTAGCAGCAGGAGACACGCTTGAGCTACGAGGGTACAATGGTGGTGCAACAGCAAACGGCAATATCTCCGCATCTGACAACTGGTTTACCATTACTGAAATAAACCCAACTTTCTAAATATATGTCAACATCAAACATATCAACGGTACTCGGTAACATAGCAGCACCTGCATTCGTAGGGTCTACATCAGGTGCTCCAGGAGTGATTGGTCTCGTACCAGCTCCTGCAGCTAACCCAAACGAGGCACGAGTACTAACTGACGCAGGTACATTCCAAGGACTGTCAACAATCCGACCAGCTCTTGATACACCACCAAAGATAACTCGTTTCGTTACTCCAGGTGTCTTCACTTTTACGCCAGACCCACTAGCCAAGTATGCAATGGTAGAACTCGTAGGTGCAGGTGGAGCAGGTGCAGGATGTGCAGCGACAGGAGCTTTACAAAACTCAGCTGGGTCAGCTGGAGGTGGCTCTACTTATCTTCAAATGAGGGTGTCGGCAGCCCAAATGGGTACAGCAAATAGAACAGTAACGGTCGGAGCTGCAGGCGTGGGAGGTACAGGAAACGGTACAGCAGGAGGTACGTCATCTATCGATTCGATGATGATTACTCCAGGAGGTTCTCCAGGTACAACTGTGGCACCATCAGGAGGCGAGATTGACCAAACTGGTGGTGCAGGTAATTCTAGTCAGTCTTTCTCTGGGGCTGCTCTTATCAAGTCCATCACAGGGCAACGAGGAGGCACAACCGCTTGCAACTCAGGAGGTTCATTTAGGACCGTAGGTGGTGCAGGAGCATCCTATCTAGGTCTAGGAACACTGGCTAGACCAGTAAGTGGAGCTGGTGGTATTAAACTAACAGGACAGACAGGAAGTGGATATGGTTCAGGCTCGTCAGGTACGTTCAACTCAGCATCCCAGACAGCAACCTCAGCAGTAGATGCACAAGATGGAGCAGTGTTTATCGTAGAGTACTACCAGTAATATATGAAAGGCGTTAAAAGCACAGAAGTAGATATAGCCTTGTTGTATGAAAAGCTAAACACTTTTCAAGAAAGCAGTAAGGCAGCTCACACACAAGCTCGCGAAGTAAACGACCAGATACTTAGACAAGCTCTACTAACTAATGGAAAAATAAAAGATTTTACTGAGTACAAAGTAAGGGCAGAGGCTACTGTAGTAGTATTGAAATGGATAGTAGCAACATTAGGTTTATCAAACATATGGATTGTTCTACAAAAAGTAATAGTATAATATGAAAAAAACAACTGAGTATCATGTAAAGTCGGCAGTAGCTACGTTCGCAATAGCAGTCATAATATCTATCGCATCACAGCTAGAGACGGGTGTAGACGTAGCTTTTACAAGAGATGTGTTTATAGGATTTCTAGCTGTAGGTTTACGAGCAGGGTTCAAGGCGTTGGCACAGAAACTTGAAAGCTTACTAGTATGAGTACCCTAAGAAAAAACATACTCAGTTTCTATATCGGAACACCTAGAGAAAAAAGTTCAGCTACCTGTTACGATGCTGTAGAGACAGCACTAAAAGTACTAGGTATATACAGCCCTCTTACTATGCTGTGTGCTATGGCTCAGGTACGTGTAGAGACAGGAGACTTTACACCTAAGCGAGAAAAGATAAGCGAGTTAAAAGCTAACCTAGACTATGGTGGTAGATACGGAACACCGATAGGTGATGGATACAAATACCGTGGTGCGAACTACTTACAACATACATTCAAAGGTAACTGGGACGAGTTTGGTATGACACCAGACAACTGCCTAGATGTATTCGTAGGAGCGATAGGGCTTGCGTACTTCTTCAAGTCACGAAAGGTACATATAGCGGCTAACAAAAAAGACTGGCTAAAAGCACGTAAGCTAGTGAACGGAGTTAACCGCTCAACTGGTTTACCAAACGGATGGGTTGAGTTCCAAAGCATCGTAAAGCAATTCATGGACAGGACCCAGATTTAATTGTGTAACGTAAGGGTGAGTCTAGTGTTTGATATAATATAGGGGTATGCCAATAAGCATAATCTTGGCGGTAGCGTCGGTATTTATCGCCACAACAGCATTACCAATAACAATTAAAAAACCACCCGAACCTGTACCGATACCGCCACCAATAGTAGTGGTAGAAGTTAAGCCAGACTACTCTAGGGAAGCACTCAAAAAGTTTGCTACCCAAGAAGCTAAGAAGGCAGGTATGAGTGAACAAACTATTAAAGACCTATTCAGAACAATCAATTGTGAGAGTGGTTGGCAACACAATGTATATGGTGATGGCGGTAGAGCTTACTCAGTCAGCCAGTTCCACAGAGCTACGTTTAACGAAAACAGTCTAGGGGGGGAAGTGTATGAGAACCCACACGACCAGATACGTGTAATGATAAGGATGTGGAATAATGATATGCACTCTCGTTGGACATGCTATTAGCTGCAAAAAAGACCCCCTAGAGGGTCTTTTTTGTGCACTTAGGACAGTTACATGAGAGAGACAGTACACATATTCCTTTCTTGTCTTTTCGTATTCCTGTGTCTCTACAAAGTAAACAGTTCTTATGCTTACAGAATGTTTCTGACATTTTGATAGTCATTACTTCGTTTTCTTTTTCTGCCTTGTACAACGGGTCCGACTCTATCTTAGCCAACTCTTCCATCTCCTCAGGAGTAAACTTAGGACCTGGCGGTGCAGGCTCTGGCTCAGGTGGTGCAGGTGGTGGCTCAGGTGGTGCAGGTGGTGGCTCAGGTGGTGCAGGTGGTGGTGCAGGTGGTGGCTCTGGTGGTGGCTCAGGTGGTGGCTCAGGTGGTGGTATCATTACCACCTGAAAGAAATTACCCATGTTGTCTATAAGCAGATTACCGACAAGAGATGCGTTTCTACCTTTCACTTCTTCATTAACCATTTGTTCCAGTGACACCCAGGATGCGGAGAAAAGTATTTTATATTCCATACTATTTTCTGTGAATATTACGCTTGATAAGCTTTACGACTTTTGAAAATATCTCCGTAGGGTTCTGTATTACTTCCGTGTTTTTGCGTGGGTAGTAATCGTAGACATCTTCGGTCAAGATACCTATTGCGTACACTTCTATACCTGACTTCATAGCGAGTGCTACTTCATGCTTCAAATCAAACGAGTCAATTGTTCTGTCAGGAAAGTGGTGTGTCCTCCACCAGTTAGTTGTAGGCCGTCCGTCACTCAGTACGATTATAATATTGTTACCGACTTTATTTTCCAGTATACGTTTATGACATAGTTTAATAGCTATAGGGTCGTAGTTATCTCCATGTAGAGTTCTTTGAGCTTGCTCGTAACCTTCTGCCTTAAATTGGCTATAAGAGTGTACACTACTGTTGAATATTCTGTTGACATCATCACAGTTCCTCCACTCTTCCATACCCATACGAGAATGATGCCATACGGCTTCTAGGACAGTCCTTAGAGACTCTGGTGTAAAGCTTCTATCAGTGAATGCTTTTACAAGTAGGTCGCAAGCGATGTTATATCCACATATTTCTAGGTTTATAAACTCCTCTTTCTGGAGTGCACCATACACCTCTACTAGAGCATTTATAGCACACTTTATTTTATCCCCGTTCATAGAGCCAGACATATCGAGCATAAGAGAGATGTTGTACACTTTACCTTTTCGTTCTTCTTTCTTTTTGAACACCTTTTGTGAGAAACCAGCTTTGTATAAGCTTTTGAAATGTAGTTTGCCAGATTTTTTGTTTTTAACTTCTCGGTCAAACTGGTTGTCTCTGAGTATAGAGCGTATTCGTTCTCTGAACGTAAAGCTATTCATGTACGATACTCTGGCGAAGAGTCTCTACTATTTCCTTCAAGTTCTTATTCTCTAACTCTAGCTGTACAGCCTGAGCACACATAACACCGTTAGTCTCCAGGATTTCTGCTATAGTAGTGTACTTAGTATTTGCAACAAGTTTCTTCAAGTCGGGTACTAATTCTATTTCCTCCTTTGTCATTTTTCCACAAATAGAATACTTGATAGCTTGGTCTAGTGGGATGTGAGCAGCTAGGTTTCCTGCGTATATAAGGTCTCTTGTTGAACAAAAGTAAATTATCTTTTCGTCACTTTTGAGCTTTCTCAAGCTTTGTGCAAGTAGTATAAGTGTAACAGCGTGACTCTCCTGGACTCCGTGGAACTGGCAAAGTATTTTATTCTCCATTTCTGTTGTAGGTGGGTCTATTTCAATCACACAAGCAAATCGTGAGAACAAGGCTTTGTTTAGGTCTTTAGTACCTGCGTAATCTTCCGTTGGGTTCATTGTAGCAAAGAAACGGAACTCGTCGTGAGCTAGTAGCACCTCTGAGTTTTTTTCAACTATAGTAAGTGCACGGGCATCGTCGAGAACTGAGTGCAGACAGAAAAGTATTTCTGGGAGAGCAGCGTTAATCTCGTCAAAAACTATCCAGTCACCGTTACGCATAGCCTGAGAAAGAATACCGTCCTGCCAGTAAGTGGACCCGTCTTTGACGAGCCACTTACCAACGACCTCTTCTATTCCTGTTGTACCATTCAGTGATACACGGTGAACTGTTTTTCCTACTTCTTCTGCAATACCTTTGATAATAGTTGTCTTACCGCATCCAGTTTCGGATACGAGTAAGACAGGCTTTGCACAAAGGATACTGGCACGTAATGCTGCTTCGTGCTTTGAGTTGATTTCAAAATTGCGTGGCTTTAAGGTGGTCTTCGTAGCCATACAATTACTTTATCAGGTCTTTGAGTCTCTTATAAAGAGATGTTAACCCTTCGTTATCTTCTATAGATAGTTCTTTCTCGTAAGAATTCTTTACTAATTCAGCGAAATATCCATAGAAAGCAGCCTGATGCTTTTTAGGTATCTCTTCTGCAAGCTTAGCGAGTAGAATACCTACAGTGATAGCAACTGAGCATACAAAGCTCGACACGTCACCTTTGACTCGTATCATTTGTACTACACGGTCGTATTCTGTAGACCCCTTTTCCTCGTTACTGATTGTTAAGCATAGACCTCCGTTATTGAGTACGTCTGCTACTGAGTCTATAAGGGTTTCTACTTGCTCTACTTCTTCTTGTTCGATTTTAATTTTCATTGAGTGTTCTAACATATATTTTTTCTTTTAGTTCTTCTAATTTATAACTGCGTTCGTAGATTTCTCCACGAGACATTCGTGCATCTATTATCATAAACAGGTCGTTATGGTCCTGCCATAGCAGGACTATATACTTAGTGCTTAGATGAAACGCATCGCCTGGTTTTTTATCATAGCCTACATCAGGCATTTTATAGTAGGTATGTTCCGACAGAGAATGGAGTATCTGATGTTTCTCCATTATTGAAGGATTGAAAGTCCCTCCACGCACTACCTTTAGCTCCCACAAACAATCGGTATAACCGTATTTGTAGAGTAAGTTTGAAGTGCGTTTGTATTGTTTATTTTCTAATAGCTTATGCGACTTTGGTAACGCTATAGTAGCCATAGTGGTTAGAAATCTAGCCCAGCACCTACTGTTTTGTATTCTGGAGATGCCTTAATCTTTTCGAGAATCCACTTAGGAATTATCTTTGCTTCTTCTTCTAGCATTGCTGGGTTGTAGTTAGCACCGAAGTCGAAGAACTTGATTTCCTGTCGTAGAGCAGGTGGTGTCATACCCTTCATAGGTGCTGAGATTGAGCCAAACTCTAGGTAAGGAGTACCGTCCTCTTTTTTATTCTTGCCTTCTACAAAGCTGATAATACATGGCACGTTGAGTAGTGTTACTAGGTCAATTATCTCTCCTGGCTGGACAGATGAACCACGTAGCTCCTTGATTGTTTTTGCTAGAGTAGCCTTCTCACTAAGTGAAAATGTATACGTTTTGCTCTTAACACGTGGGAGCATTTCTCCTCCGATTTCTATAGACTCGTCGAGTAGTTCGTAGATAAATACTACTTCGTACTTTGTAGGGTTTTTTGCACCTGGGAAGTTGTTGGGCTGAGTACCTAGGTGGTAGATAGCCTGTATTCTAGCTGCATAAGTTCCTGGCTCGATGTCCGTGAACGATGCACTGGTTTCGACATGCTTGATAGTTGATGGCTTAAAATCGCTCATAAATAGTTTTGGTCCTTAACGGACTAATAAATTGGTTAATGCCGAGAACCTGACTTGGTTTTCGTAGGACTAGTATACTATTGTTCTTCTGGAATAGCAACTTCGGGTGTGGATAAGTCAAACACGTCTGTTCTTGGGTCAAACCCTGTGAATACCTTTACCAAGTCTGCAAGACTCTCGCCAAATTGCTCTGGTAAAGCTTTCTCTCTGTTGTGACGGTATGCGTATTCAAGTGCTGTTGCAACAAATATATCAAGAGCGTTCAGCATGTCTTGTCCAGTAAACCCAGTCGGTCGTTCTTCACGTATCACACAGTCGGCTATAGCTTCTGCACAGCCCTCTAGGACTGGTGATAAAATTTCTCCTAATGTTTTTTTTGGGTCCGTATCCATATTTTGTAGTCTAGTGGTAATTTTGATAATGGTGTACCTTTGTGTTTTCCGTAACCCATAGGTGAGTTGAGTGTAGCACACGTCTCGTTACAACCTGTGCACACTAGTAAGTCTAAGTCTTCAACGACTGGATGCCAACCGCAACTTTCGCAGTACCAACAGTCATAGTTTAATGAGTAGTCAAACGGGTGGTCATCACAGAAGTAGTCTGAGTTAAACTCCATTCTCCTGTCAGGACCGTAAGCCAGTCTTTTGGAATGCCATTTCATACGAAGTCTTGCTTTTTGAGCAGGTTTGTATGGACACCTTCTGCGACTGTCTTTTCGTTCCAGTCTGGGTAGTACGGAATTAAGTAGTGGTAGTAGTTGTCTTTGAACTTGTTAGACCTCGATATTCTACCCATAGATTGCTCGTAGCTTGCGTACGCCCACGACCGAGAAAAGTAAATTATGTTCTTGTGGTCTGGGCACTCCCATCCAGTAGCTGAGTCAGCTTGTACAACTATCACTGGGTACTTGTCCACGTCTGAATATTCTTCTTTCCATGGAAATTTACCTGAGACAGCGACACAGTTGTACATGTTTTTCAACATGAGCACTTCCTCTGTGTAGTAACATACTATAAGAGTTCCTGACTCGTACAACCCGTCTAGTTTGTCTAACATAGGCTTAGACCTGTTCTCTGCTTGAGCTACGTCGTGGATTGAGCCGTACTTTTCCATCATGGGGATAACTATGGGTACTCTGTGGATAATATAGTGGGGTATTCCTGTTGCTACGTCACGCTTGAAACAGATATTACTTAGCATCATTTTTACTTCACCCTCTGTTTTTGGATTAGGCTTGAGTATTGTTCTGTCACCGCCGATACTTATCTCCACAAAAAATCTTTTTCGCCACTCCATGTAGTTCGGATTGAAACCAAATAGCTTGTAGTAGCTGAACACGTTCCATGGTGTAGACCTGTACGGCGTTGCTGTTGAACCTAAGATGTATTCTGGCTTGGCTCTGTTTATGTAAGCATGAACAGCCTTGAACAACCCGCTTGTGTACATACTGCACGTATGTATCTCGTCGTACACAAGTAGGTTGTAGTTCGGCACAGTAGCTTTTTGGAACTCTTCTTTTGTGTAGACCTCCAGATTTAACCCAAACCTTTTATTCGTACGCTCCCATTTTTTCTTGTCTGACTTGATACAAATCAGAACGCCTGGTAGACCTATTTTTCTAATCTTTGCGACGAGTAAATAGGTCTTTCCAGCTCCGCAGTTCAAGTGGTAAATTACTTTCTTTTTAGTGTCTGCTACACCCTCTATCTGATAGTCATATAAACTAGGTAGTTCTTCCATAAAGTTCTACAAGCTGGCTCGCTTGAATAACTGACCTAGTAAATGACTCTCGTATCTGCTCCATGTCTGCCTCGGTGTACTGTACTGAGTATAAAGTAAACGTCCCAGTCTCTACGTTGTTAACCATGTCTACTACACAGCAACGAAACTGAGGTATTTTTCCAGTAAGCTCGTACACGCCTAGTGAGTACAATCTGAACTGCTGAGAGTTGTACACTTGTCGTCTATCCCACGGTGACTTTTTATATAAGTCAGCTGTCTTGTCGTCTTGTAAGATAGACAAGTCCTCACTAGCACAGTCGACCTTTATCAACACACACGCTTTTTTGTCGATACCTGTTAACTGAACAGGTATCACTATAGTCTTCTCTTTTAGTGGTAGGCTCGGATACTTCTCTCCGTAGTACTCGTCGTTCTCTCGCTTGTCAGCAAAATTTGCACCTGCTTTGATGTACGAGATGCCCGACAAGTCTTGCTTGTTGCCCTTCAGGTAGTGCTCTATCCACGCATCAGGTGACTTGAGCTTGTCCATACTGCTGTTAGACAAGTAACCATTCGGCAACACAATGTCTGGGTCACCTCCGTACTTCTCACCGTCATTTTTCCATTTTTCGTACATATAATTTATAGACTGACTATCTTTACAGAGTCCAGTGAGCAGCCAGGAACAACTACGCCTGATTTTAATAATTCTGCGATACTCTTCTCATCTGGTATCATTAGCTCTCGTGGAATAAGGTCAACATCGTGTATAACCAGTTTCTTGATTTTCTTGTACTTCACCGCCATTACTGGGGCGGTCTCTGTGACAGCTCTGTTGTTAGCAAAACTAGCTAGGTGCTCTTTGAGAACGGTTAAAACGTTTTCTATATCAGTCTCTATCTGTGCGTACTCTTCTCTTATAGCTTTTATCTGTGCTGTCAGCGGTCCAGTACGCTCTTTTTTGAGTGCCTCGATACTGTCTGCCATGCCTCTAATATTTGAGTACAGCTCTGCTGCCTCAACTTCTGGTAACTCTAGTATAGTGTCTTTGTTTGGTAAATTTGTGTTGTTCATAATAAATTGTTGTGTTCATATTTATTCTGAGTAGTCGCTCTCCTGGATTACTTGTAATCTCACCAAGTCTTTTCTGACTAGAGGTAGCACCTGTTTTCGCAACTTTTGTGCAACCTCATCTTCACCAAACATAGCCAGTGAACGAGTTGCCAGTCCTGAGGTATCTTGGCGTAGCCTAGTTATAACTTCATTCATAGCAGACTCCTTTGCTTGTACAATTTCTGTAATCGATAAGTTATCTATTTTTAGTATTTCAACAATTAACCTGATGCGACCTGATGCTGTTTTTAGCAATTCTGTTCCTGATAGAATTAGTTCTGTTTCGTTCATAGTATCCTGTGTTAAAGCTCGTAACCCTTTTCTTGTAATGAAATCCAAGCGTGTACCTCTACTATAGTTCCTTTGAACATCACATTATTATACCCACCTATCATCTTGTACACATAGTACTCCTTATCCCACCAGAGTGTTATTGTGTATTTTTCCATATAGTTATTGCCCACCAGCACTTAATACGATAAGGCATATTACTACTGTAATAAAACCAAGTATCGGATGTACCATAAATGCTCCTACCATCACTAGCACTATGAGTGCGAATACTAAGAAACCCATATATTATTTCTTACCTGCTCTCATCATGAACAGAGCAACTCGGTAACAAGCTGACTGGACTTGGTATGTGTTTAAGCCGAACTCTCGTGAGATTTGGGTATACCCTTGTCCATCTTCAAACTTCTTAGCAATCTTATAATCTTCGAGACTAGGACTATTCAGTACAGACCCAACTCGTTGCTTAGAATTATCTTTATATTGGTCATAGAACTTATCTTGTTCTATCTGTGACATAAATCTTGCGATTACAGTTCCACAGAAATATCTTTCAGTAAATGGTCGGTCTGCTCTTGATGTTTTGTGTTTTTGGTTTTTCATATAATTATTTTTGTAGTTTTTCAATTCTTTTTTTTAGAAGAACTATTTGTTCTTCTAATGCTTTTATAAGTGCCTCGTTAAGGCTGTTAAGTTTTTGTTGCTCGCTCATATTTTAGTGCCCGTGTGGGGTGTCTATTCTGATAATACATGCTTGTAGCATAGTAGCGTTTTCTGCATCTAGTCTACATGACGAGACTTGCAAGTCGTAGAGTAGTCCTTCTAGTCGGTTAATGCTTCCTCTCTGGATAAAAATGACACTCAGTAGTGCGTACATCAAAAGGATTGATGTTACGACTACTACTCCGAGTTCAGTTAAATTGTTCCGCATATAAGGTCAAAGGTTTTAGTTACTTCCAGTGGCACTGGAAAGTCCATATCTGATAGTGTTAGAGATATGTTACCGTCAGCAAAGTCTGCTGATAGAACTGCCTGGGCTGGAACGCTCGTAATGTCGTCGTGCTCGCCTCGGCTTATCTCTGTGTTGTAATGAATACTGAGGTACATTCCTGATACATTTCTGTCAGTAATGTCGCTTGGCTTTATGCCAAGAGCTTTTTCTAGTAAGTATCCCCAGTAAAAGACTGTATTCTCAAATGGTTCTGTCATATAATAAATTATATTGATTGTTAATGTAGTTTCGATTTCTACCTACGGAGTATATACTAGTAGTATAGTGAAGTCAAGTGACCTGGGGATAACTTGCATTATTCAATAACTAGTGCTACAGTCTAGTTATATGGCATACAGCACAACAGCACAGGAAAACCTTAGAGCAAATACAGAGCTACTCTCAGGGTGGTTTAGTTACGCATCTAGCAAAATGGTCGGCATGTACCTGCCTACTAACAGCCCTTATAAGATAGTAGTTCTTCACAACCTGCGTGGTGAAAGCGTTAGTTGGTTTCCAAATACTGGAAACTTGCGAGCACCAAACAGGAAGGGTGGCATAGTTGCACTGAATATTTGCAAGGAAAAGGACTTCAAAACCATAGTAGACACCTTTATTATGACATATCCCCACTAGTACATACCCAAACAAATTATTGTGATATACTGCATAAATTAGCAGAGCCTGAGAAGTCGAAACCTGCCTATCGTTCCATTCCAAAAGTTAAATGGTAGGCAGGTTTCGGAAGCTCAGGCATAATAACAATCATGGAATGGTATGCAAAAAAAAGACTTTATCGACTACTTCGCCCGTCAGGGCTACTCTATTTCGCCCTTAGAACGAGTGAAAAAAAACACTGATGGTACGCTGATGCGTGACAAAAAGGGCAGAGTTAATCAGGAGTACAAAGTGTGTAAGCACTGGAAAGAGCAAGAGGGAGGAAAATCTATAAAAGTAGGGCTAGAACAAGGATACGCTGTAATTCCACGAGATGGTTTTTGCGTACTTGATGCTGATAACTTCATAGACTGCACAGTAGAGCAGGTGTGTGAGTGGCTTGATAGTAAAGAAATCCCTTATGTTACTACTCGAAAAGGAGTACATGTCTACGGTGTAGCAAGCTCAATCCCCCATAAGGGGGTAACCGATGACCAGTGGCTTATCGGTGATTTCAAGGTGACTGGCGAATGGAGAGCCCATAACATGGGCTATGTAGTCGGACCGATGTCACCGTTCTATTTCGGAGAGCTTGGAGACGACACGATGGGTACATATGCACCTAGTGCTTACTTTAACGACATACTAGAACTGGATATACCTATCCCAGAGTTCGACGAGGAGTTTGTTGCAGGAGTAAAAACTACATACAAACAGCCTGTTGCGATAGAGGCTATATCTGTACCTGTACCCGTCGGAATGGGCACAGGAGAGCATATACGCAAGCTTATGATGGCAAAGCCTAGCAAGTATACAAAGTACAACAGCGTGGACAGCAGTCGCTTCAAAAACTGCTTGGACATACCTATCGGGCAGATGTATTTCAGACAGTCAGAGCGTGTAGAGGCTGTCCCAGAGGATGTAATCGGTCGTAACGATGCGTTGTTAGATGTGGTCACTATGTGGGTACATGTTTTACTGAACCACGACGTAGAAAAGTCAGCTATAGGCGGAGAGGTTATGTATGCTATGCACACTCTATATCACAGTAAAGACATACTTGGTAACGATAGAGTTGAAAAAGACGATTTAGAGTGGGGTCAGTGTGAGCGTATTGTAGAGGGCAAGATTGGTCATTTCCAGAAAATGTTTGACTGGCGTGATAGTCTCGATTGGAACAACGAAGTATCTATGTCTGAGGCTTTGGAGAGCCTCCCAGATGGCTCGTGGGAGCACTCTAAGGTGCTTAATAGGCTCGAAGTGATGGAGAGCAACCGAGAGAGCATATTAGTCGGTGACGAGCTGAATAGACGGCTTGGAGCTGTTCCGCTAGCTACTGCCGAGGAAATAGAGACTATGAGTTTTGAGGAGATAGCTACTCGTAATGCTGTTGACCGTACATATTTTTATGTCGACGAGTCTATCAGGTGGTCACGAGAGACTGAGGCGAAATATAAAACATATTCTAACTATCTACGGGTAAGACTTCCATATGTCTTTTACGAGACATGCAACAGGATGTGGTACAGTTACGATGCACGAACAGGTGCGTGGGCTTCTTTTAGGGGTGACGAGATAGCAGAAAATGCTGTCAGAGAGCTGATGATACTTGATAACTATTTCAAGGTCGAAGCGGTTAACAAGTCTACACACTGGCGACCCGTACTACTCGAGTGGAAGTTGCAAATATCAAAGCCACAAGGCTTGCGTTCTGATGCAAGCTGGCAATCGGGTGGTGAGATGTATAACCGTATATCTTCACTGTTCCTGTGTGCCAACGGAGTCGTGGACTTGCATACAAGTGTTCTATATCCCCATTCTGCTCTATATGAGTTCTCTAAGTCGTCTCGTGTAGTCTGGCGTGAGCACTCCGAGATAGCCGACGAGGTTGATGAATGGAATGAGGTTATATCTCGATTTATGTCTGGCGATACAGAAAAAGTACGGTGGTTCGCACAGGTGCTCGGGTACTGTTTGACTGGTAGTGTGCGGTTGAATAAGATGTTTGTGATACATGGTGTAGCAGGTGCAGGTAAGTCTACTATTATCGGTGCATTTCTCGATGTAATGGGTGGTCACGGTGTCGGCAAGCATCTCGCAAAGCTTGCAAGTGAGTTTGGACTCGGTGGGGTAGTCGGGAAGCGGTTCGCATTTTCTGACGAGGTAGGTGAGAGTAGGTTAGATGCAGAGATTTTGAAAAGTCTTATATATGGTTCTCGCACTACGGCGAATGAAAAGCATATAGTTGCGTATGAGTTCGACCCGATATGCAAGTTTATGCTCGCGTGTAATGAGCTCCCGAAGTTCACCGAGGGTGACCAGTCGATGATGGACAGATTATCTACATGTCGTATAACCTCCCGTATCCGAGGTACTGCACACGAAAATAGTAATTTTCTACATAGGCTACGGCGTGACAAAATGCAATCGGCTATCCTTGCGTGGGCTGTTGCAGGGCTTGCCGACTTGCGTGCATCCAACTGGAAGCTCGTAACACTTGCCGAGCAAGCCGAGGTCATCCGCTCGATAGAGATGTCTAGTGATAGCCTGAAGGCGTTCCTGTATGATACCGAGTGCGTGACAATAGATGCAGAAGCAGAGAGAGAGTTTATACAAAACTCTACTAACCCGTGGTGGGTGAGACGAGCCGATTTATACGATAAATATATTGGGTGGTGTGAGTATAACGGGGTTAATCCACGGTTTCGAATAGGTAGGAATAAACTATATCAGCGTATAGAGGATATGAATATTCCGTTCAAAAAAGACGGGGTCACTGGTGATAGATATTTCATGGGTATGCAACTGGTAGTAAGTAGCAAGTAAAAAAAAAGTAACCCGTAATGGGTTACTTTTTTTTTGACTAGCGGGGTACAGCTATTATCGCATGGATACAATCCAAAGCAATAGGGCGGTAGCAATTAGGAATATGATGAATGGTTGCATAGTGTTATATATCCGCCTCGTATGTACACGAACCATGCTCTCTGATACAGTCGACTATCTTATTGCCTAGCTCGATTGAAAAGTATGTCCGTTCGTACAGGATACAGTCCGTATGTGATAGTGATATTCCGTATGTATCCATGAAGTACTGTATAACTCCTGCGTCGCTGTACATATTCCTGCCGTCTGTTTCAAAGTAGCTGGCGATGCGTTGGTAGTTGTCGCCTAGTAATGCTAGTAGTCGCTTGACTCCCTCCTTCGCTTGCTCCAAGTCCTCTGAATAGTAGCGTATAGTGTTTGGTGACTCTTCTGTCATTCCAAATTGCTCGCCGTCGCAACTCGATTGTGAGCCCACGGCAAACTTTCCGTTGATGTCTCCGCTGTAATATCGTCCCATATAATTATAGTGTGTCTTGTATTGTAATAGCTGTGAATGCACTTTGTTGGTGTATTCCGCTGATAATTTCTGATACCTGTAATTCTGGGTCGTTGACTCGCAACCTACCAATTGATAGGTTGAATAGTCTTGTCTGGTTATTGTTAGCACAAAATACTCTGTACTCTCTGCCGTTGGTGTAGTTTACTCTGAAAAGTGTTGATGACATATAATTATACTATTAGTGACTCTGATAATCGCTGTGCTCGCACTACTCTATCGTCGATATATTCTGTTAGGTTTGTATATATCTCCTCCAGTAGGTCGTCACTCTCGATATAGTTCTCCAGTCCTTTGACTGCTTTTTCTGTATAGGTAATAGTCTCTGCAATTGTCTTTTCTGCTTTGATTAGGTTTTTATATGTCTCGTTGACTATTTTGTTGTCTGTCTCGTTGTAGTCTGCGATGTCCTCCATGTCGCTCCGCAAGTTGTCAAAATTGTACACGATGCAAAGCCAACCGCCTGAGTTTCCGCCGTAGTCGAAACTATCAATCTGTGAAAACTTTTCCTTCATGTCCTCCTCGTATTGCTCACGGTGCTGGTGTATAGTTCCATAATGCTCCCATACATGCTCGTTGATGTAGTCATCTATTTCTAGTCCTAGTAGGCTGTAGTTAACTTCTTGTTGTGGTGTTAACTTTGCAAGTAGTGCATCACTGTCTATATAGGCGTGTATTTTCACATTGATACAGTCGTCGCTGTTGCGGTTGGTGTACCACCATGAGTGGTGACCTAGTGGTTTTTGCATGCGTTCGATGTAATCGTATTGCTTGGTTATATATTCGATTTTTTGTAGTTTAGTCATATATAGTTATATGTTAGTTGTGATAATGATACTGTCTTGGTCGTTCCAGAAGTATACATCTGTTAATAGTGGTTCATCTGTGCATCTAGGTAATAGTAGTGCGTGCATTTTTGTGTCTGGTCGTACTTCTGCTAGTGTTCCGAATACGCCTTTGGGTGTGAATAGTTGGTAGTACTCGCCTGTCTCTGCTGTGTAGTGTAGTAGTTGATTGATGTTAAGCTTTATGGTTTGCATATGATTGATTAGTTAGTGGGTAGCCACTGTACACTGTATATATACTGTACAATGTCTGGTGAATAGTCGCCTTGTATAATGTAGGTTGATAGTGCTTTGCGTATATCGTGCTCCGTTCCAGTGTCTAGTGCCTCTGATACAGGTATAACACAGTCGAAGTAGTTAAAAGTTGATACTTGATTATAGAATTGCTTTGCGTTGTAGGGTTTGCCGTCTTTTCGGTCTAGGATTAGGTCGATAACCATATTATTCCGCACTTGTGCCTTGTTCTGATAAAAAGTCTGTAACTAGCTTGATAGCCTGTGTCTCTGTGATGCAACATTGTTTGCCATATCGTGGTGATATTTTTATATCTGATAATGGTACTGCTCCGAATTGCTGTGTATATCCTGCATATTTGATGATAGAGGATACTCTGTAACTCGCTCCGCTGTCTCCGTAATACCGTGCTCCAACTTGAAACAGTCCGTCGTGGTATACATTTAGTATGCAGTACTCTGTGCGGTTGCCGTTGGTGTCCATACTGTATCCGAAACTGTTTGATGTATAGGTTTTTTTCATATAGTAGTTAATAGTAGTTAATAGTTGACTAAGTCCTTGTCTGTTAGTTTTTTATTTCTAAACACGGCTTGTACTTGTGATGGTGTAATCATGTATGCATCTAACGCTTCCGCCGTGTCTGTCGTATCGCCTGTGTAGTATGCTTCGTGATTATTTAACTCTCGCTTTATAATCTTTACTAGCCCGTTTTCTGCTATGTCCTGTGCAATACTATCTGTATGTATCTCGCATAGGGTTAACAGTAACTGCTTTGCCTTGTCTAGTGGACATATCAGCCCTCCCATTAGTTGTGTATACTCTACGCCTTCTACTTTAGCCTTGTTGAACTGTTCATTGCCGAAGGCAAAGAACGCTCCTGCTTCGTCGAATGCTATTGTTTGCCTGTCCGTCATGTAATCCTGTAAGTATTTCATAATAGTTTATGATTATCTTTTTAATAGTGTACTATTTCTTTAGTACTGTACTAGTATATCATACTAGTATTATAATGCAAGCGGTAGGGGTGTGTCGGGGTGTGTATAACTAACAACCGCCTTGTCAGGCGGTCGGTGTTGGGGGTGTTGATTAGATTGTTATAGTGTACTCCATTAGCTTTTCTCCTTTGATAGTGTTGTCTCTGACAGTCTGTGTATTGTAGTCGTATTTCAGCCCCCGTACTTCCTCGTGACCCATTAGGTATTCTGCATCGTGCGTTCTGTAATAGGACAAGTCGAGATAGTGTGAGCCGTTTCCGTCTGACATAATTTCATTGCGTATTTTCTCCGCATTTTCTGGTCGACTACTAGGGACGTTGTCTCTGATAGCCTGCTCGCTCGCTGTGAGCGGTCGGTATCCTGCATCATATACTGTGAATACATTGTCTGTATATTCTAGTAGTGATGCCTTTGGATAGTCAAGATGTGAACCTGTTTTTGCTGTCTTGTCTGCATTGAAACATATTCCAACAGTGTTTTTTTTGACTACATATCTAGGTATATTGATTAGTTTTGCGATACGCTCGCTGTCGTCGCTCCTGTTACTGTATATCATTGTAACTGCTGTGCCTATTGCTAGGTCGGTTTTTAGTTGTGCAAGTGTTTTATTCATATATTAGTATATATATTAGTTGGTTAGTAGTGTACTATTTCTCTAGTACTGTACTAGTATAGCATACTAGTATTATAATGCAAGTAGTCGGGGTGTGCAAAACCGCCTTGTTAGGCGGTTGGTGTTGGTACTGGTATTAGCTCCATGGTGGTATTTTCATAGTATAACTCGCTTGATGTATCGTACATTTCGGCTAAATAGTTACCTTCACTATATATACTGTCTAGGTAGGCTATTAGTTCAGCTTCTGTCTCTAGGGTTGTCTCTATTTCCATGCTGTATCCGTCGGTACTGTAGTTATATTCTTTAGGGCTGTCGGTACCTATAACGGTTATATTCTGGATTATAGCCTTGTCGGCGTATTCTTTTATTAGTTCTATACTTGCTTCAGCAAGCCCCTTTAGTACCGCTTGCATGTTATAGTTCCAGTCGAAGTGGTCATATTCTAGCTGTGTATCTATATATGTATCTGTGTGTGTATCTGGTTTACATGCTTCATTGTACTGTTCTAGCATATATTCCTCGGTATGGTCGCTTGTAAACGTCTGGTACATGTCGACGGTATATCTTGTCTCGCTGTTGTGTATTTTATATATCATATATTAGTTGGTTATTAGTGCACTATTTCTTTAGTACTGTACTAGTATAGCATACTAGTATTATAATGCAAGTAGTCGGGGTGTGCAAAACCGCCTTGTTAGGCGGTTGGTGTTGGTGTTGGTGTTAGTTGGTGACAGTGTGTACTTTTTTATACTTGCCGTTTGTTAACTTGTATATATTGCCTTGCCAGATATTGTAGTGTTGGGGCGTTTCGGTGTGTATGGTGAACCGCTTGTCGTTTCTATCGCGTCCGCATATTTTGTATGTTGTCATATAATTATCTTGGTGGTATCACTTCAGTAAGGGTGCAACCTAGTTTGCGTAGGTAGTTTATATCGTACTGACTGACAGTCTTCTTGCCTGTTAGCCCTGATATTATATCAGCTTGTAGTTCATCCTTTATATAAATATGCTCATTGCCGTAAACATTTTTATAGTAGTAGTTGATTGTCATATATTAGTTGGTTATTAGTTGGTTAGTAGTGTACTATTTCTTTAGTACTGTACTAGTATATCATACTAGTTCTGACAATGCAACTACTAGTTGCAACTAGTAGGGTGTGTATAACTTCTGGGGGTTGGGTTGGGTTGGGTTGGGTGGTAACTAGTATGGTGGTGTAGTACCTATTGGGGTGGAATAGCTCCATGTCGCACAATATGGTTTTTATGGGTTGGCGATGCACTAAAAAACCGCCCTAGTAGGGCGGTTGGTATTAGTGTTGGCTATATCGTATATTCTCCACTCTTTGTGATTGCAACGCCGTTTAGGTAGGGTGTACCCTGCTTGGTTGTTAAGCGTACGCCGTTAAAGCCGTTAAGCCGTTCTCTTGTGGTAGCAGTGTTATATCCCGACAGTGTAATCTGTACTATACCACTCTTTGAATTTTTCCATGCTATCACGCTATCAAACAATTTCATCACTACACTGCCGTTGTCGTTTACTGTGATTGTAGTGTTACTTTTGCGGTACGCTTCACTGTTAGTGAACGCCTTGCATGCATCTTCTGTTATTTTACGCATAAAATTTTTATGATTAATTAATTAATAGTGTACTAGTCTTCAGTACTATACTAGTATAGCATACTAGTATTATAATGCAAGTAGTAGCGGGTAGTAGTGGGGTGGGGATAACTTTGGGGTTTTTCAATGGCAACTTTTGAATTGTGGGGTGAAAAGTTGCCATTGGGGGGGCAAAGTTGCCATTGGGATTGGTGGGGTTGTTAGTGTTTTGGTGGGGTTGTTAGTGTTTTGGTGGTGTTGGTGGCTCTGGTAGTGCATTTCAATGGCAACTTCAATGGCACCAATGGCAACTTCAATGGCAGAATGGCAACTTTTAGGGGTGTTTTGACTTTGTGTGCTATGAAAATTATTTAGCCACTGACATATGAAAATTCTTGCCATTCTTGCCATTCTTGCCATTTTGTACTACTTTTGTGGAAAACTACTGTCAAGGGTGTGAATACTGTTACTGTATGCACTATTATTAATGGTTACACTAACACGGCAAGCCCCTATTGTACATATGCCCCCCCCGTTTCAGCATTACACCATTCTGGGGATAACTCTACCGTGAAACACCGTGAAACACTATCACAATGGCAAGAATGGCAAGAATGGCAACTTTTCACGCTATGAATGATAGGCTATACAAGTGACCGTGAAACCCCGTGAAACACTTGTAAACCGTTTCACGCTATCCGTGAAACACCCCGTGAAACACCGTGAAACACCCCGTGAAACACCGTGAAACACCGTGAAACACTTTACATGCTACCGTGAAACGGTACATATACACCGTGAAACACCTATAAAGTGTTTCACGCATACCGTGAAACACCTATAAAGTGTTTCACGCCCCCCGTGAAACACCTTGCCCCCCCTGTGAAACGTTTCACGCTCACCGTGAAACAAGGGGGGGGAGGGTTACAAAGATTGATGAGATAAAGGGGGAAGTGCCAGGTGACTACTTTTACCAGACTGTTTTGAACTACTTAAGGGTAGGTCTGGTGGCTACTTTTACCAGACTGTAGGGTAGGTCTGGTGGCTACTTTTACCAGACTGTAGGGTAGGTCTGGTACTCCTTGACCTACCCCAGATACTGGCATATACTAGTAGTATGAAAACACCATATCAAGACGTATCAATAGAAGGCTTAACAAGTAGTATAAAAGTCATCGCACGGGCACAAGGGCTTGACTTGGACACCACGCAGGCACTAGGGTCGCTCATAAAGTTTATGAATAGTCCGAAAGACCCAATTAGTATAGATGAAGCAATAGAGAGTGCTATGATGTTTCATCCAACAGCAGTCAGAGAATCCCTGTTCGCAGCCTATGAGGCTCTCTATCTATACCAGGCAGCTAAGAAGAACTTATCCCAGGCTGTAGAGGATGGTGACACTAAGGCTATACTGACGTTACTGGAGAATTTCGGCAAGATAGAGGGCTATCGAGCAGAGAAGGACGTACCAGAGCAGAAAGAGGTGTCTGTTACTATAACTAAGCAGTGGTAATATGTCTGTACGTCATGTAACCCTACCGCACTTGTACAGTGCCCGTGAGTACCAGAAAGAGATATGGAAGGCTTCTGAGGAGTACAACAGGCTTTTTATAGTCGCTCACAGACGTTCAGGGAAGGACTACACGTGTTTTAATATACTCGTATCGAAAGCTATCCAAGAACGCTGTATATGCTGGTACATCTTGCCTACCCGTGAGCAAGCTCGTAAGGTAATCTGGGATGCTATTACTAATGACGGAGTAAAGTTTCTGGACTGTATCCCACAAGAGCTAATACATAAGATAGACGTTACTACTAAGGTTATTTACTTAATAAACGGGAGTACAATATGGCTATTAGGGGCAGATGCAGACTCACTTGTAGGAAGTAACCCAAAACATATCGTATTTTCGGAGTACGCTCTATACTCAAAAGACCCATATCCGTTGTTACTACCTATTGTGAGAGCAAACGGGGGGTCGCTTATATTTAACACTACGCCACGAGGTATGAACCACGCGTTTTACACCATGCAGAACGCACTTAACCACCCACAGTGGAAGGTTATTATTCAATCGGTTAAAGAGACTAAAATATTCTCTGAGGAGGAGCTACTCGAGATACAACGCGAGACTACGCAGGACTTATACGACCAGGAGTACTTATGTAAGTTTATCGACGGGGCATCACAGTGTTTTAAGGGGGTAGACTCGTTAGTCGACCAGAATCCAACGACATATCCGATAATCCCATACGAAAAGTACAAAATCGGGCTAGACATCGCGAAGGTTAACGACGAAACGGTGGTTACTGCAATAAACTTGCATGCCATGCCGTTTAGGGTGTATCCACAGACATTTTTTAATCAAATTGACTATCCACTACAAAAAGCACGTGTAGAAGCCGAGTGGTACAGGTTCAACAAGTCACCAATACTTATGGACGAGACTGGTGGGGGGAAGGTGTTTCTCGACTCGCTTAACCAGACTATATCTAACGTCGAGGGTTTTACGTTTACGGAGCGGTCACGTGCTGAGCTACTTACTAACCTTGCTATTATTATAGAGCAAAAGAATATTACTATACCGAACGACCCTGAGCTTATCGCACAGCTAAAGGGTTTTCAGTGGGTTACTACTGCTACAGGGAAACAACGCATGCAGTCATCGCTACGTCACGACGACAGAGTCATGTCACTCGCTCTAGCAGTATACGACTTACCAAGCAAGGCTAGGAAGTACAGAAATCAAGAAGTGGACGAGGATACACGGCTATTCGACGCTAACAGATATACACAGTCAAACGCACACAACAGGTTCAGGACATAGTATAATTAAGAAAACACACCTAGTTAAATGGAAAAAATGCACAAGCACCACATGATACCGTTATCACTTGGTATTATGGGTATTGACTGTCCATGTAACCTCATATCACTCACCGAAAAGCAACACTTGGAAGTACACAAAACCCTGAACTTTGGGTACTACCATATGCGACAACACTACAAGACTGTGAACGGCTCTCTGGATATAGCATTCATATTCAAAGAGCAAGAGAAGATGGTGCGTTTGTACTTCAAGCCATTTGAAAAGATGTCAGCCTTCTTGCGAAAGGCACACCTTGAGAAAATGCGTGAACAAGTCACTTACGTTACTGAGCAACACAAAGTGGTGTACGGTAATTACGACAAAAATGGTGACTTTCGTTACCAACTCGATGTACTTATATACACCTACGCTAAACAAACTAAAGGGTAGTATACTCTTTAGTTTTTTAATAGTATACTTATGGCGTGAAACGTGAAACATAATACATACCCATATGTCTAAAAAACAACGAACCTATATACAAACACAAATGGCTGCTGTCGAGAACAAAGATGCACTGTCTCTGGTGTGGGATTTCTGGACACGCGGTAATCTTATAATGCAAAACGCTTATCCTGAGTTAAAAAACAGGAATCTAACAACATGTCTTCGCTTGTGGCAGACACGATATAACGGATACTCTACACAGAACCCTGACCTGATGTTTTTGAACTTTACGCGTAACGTATGTGTATCGTACATCGCGAAAGTTGCAGCATCTGGACCGAAGACGCATATAGCGTCTACTAATAAAGTAAGCAACTCGCCGAATAAAGTACTCGCAGAGATACTCAGCTGTGTTAATAAGGTATCGCTTACCAAAGAAGGTGCTGACGCTAAATATCGGGAGAACGTAACTAGCCAGACTGTAAAGGGTACTGTTATTGTATACGAAGGATACAAGCTCAGTATGATAGAGGACGAAGAAGTTCTTAAGTTCAACGCACTTACTGGGAAGTACAAAACACAAAAAACAAAGCGAGTACTATTTGACGATGTGTATCAGCAAGAAATACCTGTTGAGGATTTGATTATTACCAATCCGTATCAGCCTGATATTCAAAAACAACCTGCGATAATGTGGCGACAGCTTTACGACACAGAAGAATATCTGGAAGAGTTCCATATGTATAAGGACTCAGAGAACGCACAGCCAGGTGCACGCTTCGGGACTAACGACACAGAGTTTTACGGAAATCAAAACAACAACGTACAGCAAATGCAGTATCAAATCGAGGTAATCAGATTTTACCACCGTTTAATGAACAGACATATTATTATCGCTGGGGGTATTGTTATATACGACGGACCAATGCCGTTCAGGCATCGTAAATATCCTTTTTCAAAGGGAGTTTTCGAGTACCCAACTAACGAGTTCTTCTGGGGTATCGGGTTACCTGAGAAAATCAAAGGCGAGCAGGACACGCTCAACTCGACTATCAACATGATTGACACAAAGACACAGTACTCGCTCAAGCCGTTTATTCTTACATCAGACGACGACATGGCAGACCAAGAGGAGCTCGACATCATGCAGATAAAGAAAGTATCTGACGTGGATAAATACAAGGTTATAGAGCTACCTGGGATTAACAGCGGAGAAAGTAACTACTTTAATCAACTTCAAGTACTACTTAAAGAGCTTTCAGGTGTGTACGGGGGTGCTGACTCGTTTACTAAAAACGGAGGTAAGCTAGACATCAAGCAGATTATGCTACAACAAGAAGAGGCTAACGCGACTATCGCGTACTCGTCTACTTTTATGGAGGATATGGAGGTCAGTAGGACAAAACAACGTCTTGCAAACATCATGCAGTTTTACTCTGTACCACGTGTCGAGCGAAACGTCGGAATGTACGGAGAAAAGTACACTGAGTTAATATACAAAAACGTACAGGTCCCGTCAGAAAACGAGAACGAGCCAATACGCTCTATCTACTTTCAGAACAGCCCTACACACGAAGAGCGGATGAGGACATTCGAGCAGATGGACGCAGCAGAGGAGCTTGCTTTCCAGCAAGGTCTTGAGGTGAAGACATACCTAGTCGACGCAGCGGTGTTTGACGACCACACATTTGATATTACTGTTCAGCGAAACTCGTCGTGGCTCAAAAACCAAGCTATGGACCAGGCTATGCGACTCGAGTACGCTCAGTACATACTCAACCTTATCAGTCAGACGATGGCTATGGGTATCGACGTAGGTGTGGACATGACAAAGGTATTCAAATACGTTAACGAGTCATTCGATGTACCGTTCGCTGACCTTATGAAGGACGAGGGTGCACAGCAACAGCCACAAGAACAGCCGTTACCACAGGCATCACCATTTGATGCACCAGTACCGTCGTCTTCTGCACCGCCGTTACCACAAATATAATATGAAAATGAACGCACTGGCACAGATATACGGCGACCCAATGTTACGCGAGGCTTTGGAAAAAGAAATAGAGTCGTTAAGGAACAAGTTAGAAACAGGTGACAAGGAGGCTTTTGAGTACAATCAAGGGGCACTCCAAACACTTCGCTCTCTTGTTGCACGCTCTAAGAGTACTTTTATAAGCCTCAATAGCTTAGGGGGGACGGTAGAGTTATAGCTCGTTTGTCGGACAGGCTGCATAGAGTGGGTTCGCCAACTTCTTACACTACGCAGCCTTTCGGGCAAGAGAGCGAAACTCACTTACTCGTAATAGCTAACACCCACGTCTAATGACGTTAAACAAAAACACATATGGATGATGAAGAAATCACATTAGTAGACGAAGAGGTAGAAATTACCGAAGACGTTCCAGCGGCTGATGCTGGTAAAACAACAGAAACTGAGGACAAAGACAAAGCTAAGCTTATCAATGAAATCAAAAACCTAGAAATGGCTAGTGAGCAAGAACTACGTGATATTAAAAAAATCCGTCTTCAAGCTTTACAAGACACACGACAGGTACGTAAGAGTGAACGTCAGAAACTCATTGAGAAACTCGACACAGAAGACGAGTCGGTTCAGGTATGGAACGCGAGGATTGAAGAAGAGGTAGCACCTGTTAATCAAATCCTTGAACAAAATAAGCAGGAAATCTTCGATGAAGCTCTTATGGAGTTCGCACAAGAGCATCCGATGTCTAAGATGATGGTTGAACGTGTTATGAACACTTACTCAGCTCTCGCAACGTCATCAGGATTGAATCTTAAAGCGGTTATGCGTGACATATCACGAGCCTACGCAGCAGAATCCGTTGAGGAGCAATCAGCACTGGAAACGAAAGCGTCACACGCCGAGAAGTTAGCTACTAGAGCAAGTGCAGGAGTTACTAAGGCAGATGGTTCAAGCGGTGGTTCTGGACCTGCAAAACTCTCTATTCCAAAAGCTGAGTACGAGATTCTCAAGCAGGCTGGTCTTAGCGATGATAAAATCAAAGCTCATTATAAAGATAAACAAAAACAATAAAATATGTTCAAGCTATTAAGAATGCCTGGCTACAACGACAATTTTGCTGGTAACGTACTTGGAAAGAACTCAGAAGTTTTGACCGACGGCGACCTTGTAACAACTGTTGGAGCGTTAGGTTTGAAAGTTGCTGCTCCTGGAGAAGCAATTATCGGTGTTATGCAGGGGACTTACACCATGACGGCTACTAACGTAACCGTTAAAAAGGAGGAAGTTATCTTCCGACCTATCGACCAAGACTATGAATTTGAAGCAGACACAAATGCAGACCTAGACCCTCTACTATCTGTGGGAAGTGCTTACAACATCATCGGGCTAACTGGTGCACAAATGGTTGACGTACTTGGTGGTGTTACCACTGGTGCTAACGCAATCGTATCATGTGTTCAGGTTGACCCAGCAGGATTGGGAGGTACAGGTGTAGGAAGTGGACTCCGTGTCGGGGTGTTCAAGATTATCAAGCTAGTAGGTGCAGAAAACTAATAATATATGTCTATTTCTATTGTTCGGTTATTTTCACTCGTTGACATCAAAGTTACTGACATCTGGAACGAAGCGAAGAGTCAAATCTCACAGCGTACAGAGTATCAGAAGTTTGGTTTTAAGGAGCAGGACGCTATCAATTACGAAACTACTATCCAGAACTTCACAGGTTTCGGACCAGCAGAATCAACAGTTGAGCAGCAGCCATACAACCTTGATGACATCGAGGCAGCAGGATTCATTACCTTGCGACCTGAGAAGTTTACAAAGGGCTTCGTAGTATCAGAAGAAATGATTCGTTTCTCACGTTGGGACGATGTTTCTAACGCTACCATGGCGTTGGCAAACTCAATGAACCAGCGTATCGACATGAACGTTGCGAAGATTCTATCAGAAGGATTCAACACATCATACTTTGCTGGTCCTGGTGGCGAGGCTTTGTTCTCGGCTACTCACGCAATGGTAGATGCTCCTGCACAGTCAAACTACTTGGGAACAATTCCTTTCTCTTACGACAACCTAAAAATTGCCGCACAGATGTTGGATACCCAGTACGACGACAAGGGAGTACGTTTGATGAACGGACATCGCAAGGTTCTCGTTGTATCGCAGTACTTGAAGCACAAGGCTATCGAAGTTTTGAAGTCTATTGGTAACCCAGACACAGCTAACCGTGTTAACAACGTCTGGCAGACATTAGAGGGAGAAATCGAGCTTGTTATTTCAAACTACATCGACAACAACGGTGCAGCTGCAAATAAGTTCAACTGGTATCTTATCGATACAATGCGTGCAAGCGACATGACACGCATCTTGTGGGGATGGAAGCCTCGAGTAAATACTGAGAACGTTATCACTAACGGTACTAAGATTTACGAAGGCTCTGTTTACTTCAAGGTTGGTTGGTCCGCATTCCAATGGATTGTTGGTTCCAACGCTGTCACTGTATAGTTTACAGTTCACTCTCCTGTACAGGAGAGTGAAGTGGGCATGGTGGTCGTGCTCACCTCACTCTTCTGTACACATTATTAAAATAGATATATAATATTACTATATGGACACAACAAACTTTACAATATCAAAAACAGGAAAAGTTGGTTTGATTACGACTACAATATCGACTGACCAACTAGGCTCTCTTGTTATTGATTGCAGTACAACAAACTCTAACAAGCTGTCCGTTCAGGCAGCTGGAACATTCACAAGTGTTACAGTAGGTGTAAGTAACGACGGTATCAACTACGTTCCTTACACACAGTTAAGGAATACATCAGCAGTAACCGTTCCAACAATTACGGCAGCAGGGCTGTATGTACGTGGTAGTGAAATGGACTACTTTGCGTATATGCGGTTCACACTTGTCGGTATAAACGACACGTTTTTATTAACAGTAAGAGGTATCTACTAATTATATGGAACAATTTGACAAAAAAACACTAATGACATTTGATAAGAACCAGCTAGAGTCTCTGTTAACAGAGGGTGCAAGTGGTTACAAGAGCTTTGTTGAGTCAGTAATACGAGAAAAGTATGCGACACCAGAAGAAGTACTCGACGATGTAACTGGTAAAATGAACACAATGTTTAACATTGTAGGTGAGGAGATAGTACCAGTAGAAACAGAACCAGAAATTAAAAAAAGTCGAAAGGTTACTAAATAGGTTGGCAAAAAATCTATATGTCACGAGCAATCGACCCAGTAACAAATTTTGCGGAGGTCATACCAGTAGGTCTATACACTGCAGCGAGTGCATCTATTACGCTAACCTCTGGTGACGGGGGTAAGCTACCAGATACAGTTGAAGGTCAGTTTAACCTAGTATGGTACAACTCCACAGACTACACAGGTCCAGCTTCTGACCCACAGCGTGAAATTATACGAGTAGTCACACGAACAGTGGACGCACTCGTTATTTTGCGTGGTCAGGAAGGAACTGTAGCATCGAATAAGAATATCGCAGGCAAAACATACAAGATGGCTCTTGGTGTCACGAAGAGATTGATTGACGAAATAAACACAGGTCTTGAGGCGTCAGCTGACTTGATTGTGTTACTAGGACCTAATGGTTTTCCACTTCAAACTGGAAACGCAGGAGAAGTTCTAGGGACTGACGGCACAAACCTATCATGGGTTGCTGGAGCAGGTATTAACTCACTGACCAACGTAGGAGCTGGTGTTGGACAGGTTGGTAA